CTGAACCTTTGGTTCCACACACTGTTTTTGTGGTTTAATCTCAATAATCATTTTTTTGATTTTACCACTAGATTCTTTGACCTTAATATAAAAGTCTGGGAAGTATCTGTGGTATCTGTTGTCTAGTGGTGAGCGATAGGGAACTACAATTTCTTCACTTGAATATTCTAAAATATTTTTATTTGTATCACAGTAATGAAGAAATTTTCTTTCCCAACTACTTCTATAAACAATGTTATTCACATCTCCTTTATATTTTTCTGGATTTGATGGTTTATATTTACCTTGTAGATATTCTTTCTTAGGCATTTTTCCATCCTCTATGCGTCTTATTTCTTCCAGCAACGAGTTGTTGTAAGCACCCAATACTCAAATTATTATCTCTGGCAAATTTGGTAAGATTTTTTATTTTTACTGTTTCTCCATTGGGGTTTATTAATGTATATTCTTTACTGTTTCTTTCCGATATTTGCTCTTTTTGTTTTTTAGAAAGTTTTCTTCCTTTCATAGGATTTTCATTATTTTTAAACCATTCTTTTCTTTTGTTGCTTTGTTTTAATTTTGTCTCTCCTGAATGTTTTTTCTTCCACATAGGATTTAATTCACCAAAACGGGCACTTTGATACATTCCATTTTTTTCTCCAAAATTTGCCCTTGTCATTTTGAATTTTTCATCTTTACACAGTTCTAATGTTTTTTCTCTTAATAATTTTTTAGTTTCTTCTGTGTGCTTTTTTCCGTAAAAACCATTATTTACTCCATCACAACCACTATTAGATTCAATTTCATATGACTCTGTAATTACCTCAATATCAGAATCTATTCCAAGCACCATATTAAGATTTTTTGTATTCCAAGTATATTCTTTTCTCATACTGAAGAACTTACTATTCTATATTATTTATATTTTCCCTTATATGACATCTAAATACTTAATAATGTAAGTTCCATTAGAGATATTTAGATGGTACTCGGACCTAAAGAAAAAGCACAACTAATACAAAATAAAATAAGGAAACCGAGGGAAGAAGAAGAGACTTCATCAGTTACTGAAACTGATGGTGGATCAAAACCCAGATCTCCTAAAAGATCTCCATCGGCAGCTCTTAGGCTCAGTATGAATGATATACAGAACAAGATTGGTAATCTTGCTCTTACAAATACTTATTATGTTAATATTGCTTTAACTGAACAATTAAAAACCCATTTTGACAAAAGTTATAAAGATATTAGCAAAGGTGGAATTCAAAAATTTGTAGATGAAAAATTAGGATATCTTTGCTCAGAAGCAACTCTTCCAGTCTCTTCGTATGCTACGGCAGAAGTGAAGGACAATTATATGGGAATTCCTCAAGAGTTTGCACACACTCGTCTTTATACCGATGTTGACATGACTTTTTATGTTGATTCTGATTATTCTGTATTGAGATTTTTTGAGGGATGGATGGATTATATTTCTGGAGGTAATTCTAGTGCAAAAGGTGAACCAGCTGCAGGATCGGATACTGGAAGGAATGTTTATAGAAGATTTGTATTTCCAGATTTTTATAAAGTGCAGACAATGACAATTAAAAAATTTGAACGTGATTTTAAAACACAATTGACATATACATTCATTAATGCATTCCCTAAAGGACTTACAGCAATTCCTGTTTCTTATGGACCTGCAGATTTATTAAAAGTCACCGTAACATTTAATTTTGATCGTTATATTGTTGAGAGAGAAGCGACAGATAATGCAGGTAAGAATAAACAAGTAGAAGTACCACCTAATGGTGTATTCGAGGGACAAGAAATAATAGATGCAGTAATTGCAAACAGAAATAGATCTTCTTCATCTTCATCTCAACGAATTAATCCAACAATTAATCGTCAAGGAACAGATGCATTTAGAGGTAGGAGATAAATAATCACAACTGAAGTACTATAGGTCATTATGCCTTTACCAAAAATCAATACTCCAACCTATGAGTTGGAACTGCCTTCCAATGGAAAGAAAATTAAATATCGTCCTTTCCTTGTAAGAGAAGAAAAAATCCTCATTATGGCACTGGAATCTGAGGATATGAAACAGATTACAAGTGCTATTGTTCAAATCTTGACCGACTGCATTCAGACAAAAGGTGTTAAGGTTTCGGATCTCGCCACCTTTGATATTGAATACTTGTTCCTAAACATTCGTGCGAGATCTGTTGGTGAAACCGTAGAAGTAAATATCACTTGTCCTGATGATGGCGAGACATCTATGCAGATGGAAATTGATATTGATGCTATCAAAGTTCAGAAAGACAAGAATCATAAGAATATTATCAAACTAGATGATAATCTTTCTATGAAGTTGAAGTATCCATCATTAGATCAATTTGTTGAAAATAACTTTGAATACAATGAAGACATAAGTGATGTGAATAAATCTCTTTCTATGATTACATCTTGTATAGAGATGGTTTATGATTCTGAAGAAAGTTGGGATGCTGTTGATTGTACCAAGAAGGAACTGGAGGAGTTTATTGAACAACTGAATACAAAGCAGTTTAAAGAAATTGAAACCTTCTTTACAACGATGCCAAAACTTTCTCATACAATTAAAATAAAAAACCCTAATACAAAAGTAGAATCTGAAGTTGTTCTGGAGGGACTCGCAAGTTTTTTCAGTTAGGTATGGCTCATATTAACCTTGAGTCATACTATAAGGTGAATTTTGCCTTGATACAGCATCATAAATATTCATTGACTGAACTTGAGAATATGATTCCTTGGGAGAGAGATGTATATCTTTCTCTGCTTGAACAATACATTGAAGAGGAAAATCTAAAGGCACAGCAGAGTGGACATTAATCAAGTTTATAAAGCACCATCAATACCGAAACTGGGTAAGAAGAATGTATCTTCTTCGGTATTGCGTGGTGCAACCACTCCAAAACTGACAAGGACTAGATTTTCTTTTATAAAACCAAAGATTACTGCGGATGCATTAAAGTCTGATATATCTGATACAAGTGCGGCTCAATCTCTAATAGAAACGAACAGAATTCTTGTAGAGATTCAGAGACAGTTATCTATTGATTTTGCAATGAGAATTGCAGATGAGAAGAACTTATTAAAGAGAGTAAAGAAAGAAGAATCAAAAAGAAAATTTGCGGCAAAAGAGAAATTTATAGAAAGCACTAACAAAATTGGAAGTGCATTGGGAGGAACAGTCGGTAAAATTGTTTCACCAATCAAAAGTGTTTTTGATAAGATTAAAGAATTTTTTAGTTTAATTCTAACTGGAATAGTATTAAACGCAGCGTTTAAGTGGTTACAAAATCCAGAGAATCAGGCAAGATTAGAAAAAGTATTTAATTTTATCGGAACCTACTGGAAAGAACTTATTGGAGTATTTCTTGGTATAAAGTTAGCTGGTATTATACTTAAACTTGTAGGTCTTGCTAGACTACTAGGACTTGGACGTAAAGGACCTGGTGGAGGAAGTCCTCTTAATTGTGCAGGAGTAATGCAGTGTTTTGCCACTTCTGTTGTTCCTTTCCTAGCGGCAAATCCGCATATTGTAAATCAAATTGGAACTTCTCTGTTAGGAAGTAGACAGTTCTTGACTGGGTTAGGACTTGCATTCCCAGTATTAGGATTGCCTTTTTTACCTGGATCTTCACCAACACCAGCACCAAAACCAACACCAGCACCAAAACCAGACTTAACTTTTGATACAAATCCGCTGAATCAACCAGGATTTAATTGGGGTGATTTTGCTAATGATATTGTTTCTGGTCTTTTGTGGACTACCGTAGGGTCAGTGCCGCTTATATGGAAACTGCTGACAGGTGGTGGACTTGGACTAGGTTATGGTAAACTTGCAGATGGTGGAACAATACCAGGGAAAAAATGTTCAGCATGTTCTCTCAAAGCATCGAATGGTATGACGGTTCCTGGACAAGGACCTGGATGGATTGATAGTGTAAGAGCAATGCTTGCTCCAGGTGAAGAAGTAATCAAAACGTCTTCGGCAATGCTATACAGACCTCTCTTAAAAGATATTAATGATAATGCTGGAAGAATGTGGAAAACTTTCTCGGAGGCAGTAACAAAAATGCTCTTCCTATGGGAAGTTATATCAGAGAGATCTGATGAATTTAAGTCTATAATGGAGGATTTTGATGAGTATCTACAAGAGGATATTCAAAGAAATAGAGGATTAAATCCGGCACCAGATGTTGGACAAAGAACGTACCTTGCTGGACCTGGTGGAACCCCAGGAATGGCAAAAATTGCCCCTGCTCCGAAAATTACTAATACAAATGTTATTATAAATCCACCATCAGGAGGTCCAGGAGGTTCTGGAGGAATGAATTTCTTGCCAATGATTCTTCCTAAACAATCTGGCAAAATGCCAACCATACCTGAGATGGAATCTAGGGCAAATGATGTTCCATTAATATCACCAATTGATTTTTCCAATCCCTGGATGGATATATCACCAGAGTGGTATGGAATACAATTGTACGGGTAATAAGATATGGAAACTCAAGCAAATCAACTTAAACTAAACGTAACTAATATTCAGAGTTATTTGATTCGTTCGAATAGAGAATTAAAAAAACTCAGAACCGATAAAACCAATTTATTTTCCAAATTAGAAAAAAGAAATAAACAAAGAGAGAAAGAAACTAAATTAGAAACTAAGAATCTTGGTGTCGGATCTACATTTACTGGTATTTACAATAAAGTGACATCTCCAGCAAGGGGAATAATGGATAAGATATTAGATTTCTTTGGACTTATTGCTCTTGGAATACTTGTAAATAAACTTCCACTAATTGTAACAAAAATAAATGAATTTTTTGATAGTGATTTTTATAAGGGCATTAAATTTGTAGTTTCTGGGATTGTGAAGGGTGCAGTATTTTTATACGACATTGCAAAAACATTGACTGGTGCTGAAATGCAAAGATTGGAAAATGAGAAAAAATATTATGAAAATTCACTAGATCAAATAGGTAGGGATTTAGACTCGGCAAAAAATTTCTTTAGCAACATGTTTGGATCTAATTCTAATAACACGCCAATGCCACTGAGTCCTTTTTCGGGAATGTTTCCTACCCTTCCCTCTGGTTCAGGACCATCTCCATTGTTTAATTGGCCTCAACCAAAACCACCGGTTAATCGTTCTAAAGGTGGAACAATACCAGGACATTCTGACAGTAAAGGAGGAAGTCAAAATAAACCACAAACTCCTAGAGTGAGTGGAGAAACAGAAGCGGCTAGAAGAAATATGAATGACGGATTCGTCAACTTTGAAAGACTAGCAGAGGTTGCCGATGAGTATGCACAAAAGGAAAAGGATAATTTAGATTTAACAAGAAGAGCAGTAGAGAATTTTAATAAGGCAAGCATAGTTGGAACCGCTACCTCTACCTCTGCAAGACCTAGAACTACTCCAGGTGCTGGAATAAATGGTGCAGGTCCATGGAGTCCTCTTACCACACCTTCTGGGGTAAGTATCGATGCAACCGGAGAACCAGGTGTTGATTTTACACCTGCAGGTTTAAATGTCAGATCGCTTTTTGATGGCGTAGTTGTTTCTGATCCAGCAGGAACTAATCATCAATTTAATGCATCAACTGGACGAGGATATGGAAACTTTATGATTATACGTCACAAAGATCCAGATACTGGAACTGAATTTGATGCTTTGTATGCTCACTTCCCAGATCAAAATTTTCCAAAACCAGGAACAAAAGTTAAGAAGGGACAGATTCTTGGAAGGATGGGACAACTAAGTGACCCATTAGAAGAGAGGGGAAGTATAACTGGTCCACATATGAGTGTGGATTTTTATCCTGCAGGAGGTCCATACAATCCCAAAACAAGTGCTTATTCTCGTTGGCTTAATATATCTAACCTTGTTGATCCAACTTTTGGAGGTAATCCTCCTGCAAATGGTATTGGTGGTTCAGGTGGAATTAATGGTGTTGGTAGTAATAGAAAACTGGTAAATACTTCTAGGCGTGGTGGAAACCAATCACTCTTTGTTTATGCTGTACAACCAGTAGAAACTTTTGTTCCTTTCCCATATCCTGTTCCTATTGAAACCGCATCATCAAGTCCAGCACCATCAAGAAAAAAGTTACCAGAAATATGGAGGGTAGGATAAAATAAATGGCAAACTCAGCAGCGGCATGGGCATATGAGATATTTGAATTATCTAAAAATGGCAATGTTGTAGACATTACTGGTACAGATCCTTATGGTGCCAGAGTAACCACTTTTGACTATTATGAAAGTCTTTTATCTCCCAATATAACGGCGATAATATCATTTGCAGATATTGGTGGGTCGGCACCACAAAAATATGATAGACAGGGAAAATTAGGAACATTAAGCTCCGCACTTCCATTAGATGGTGATGTAGAATTCTTCTTTAGAATTGTAGAAAGAACTGGATTTGGAGAATTAGATTTTACAAAAAAACCATTGGTTTTTAATAAGAAAATAACTCCCGATCAAAATTCTTTTAAAGAGGGAGTTATTTTAAGTCTTGTATCAAAATATGCATCAGTAAATCAAGATACTAACATTTATAAAACCTTTAGAGGAAATATAGGAAATTCGGTAAGAAAAATACTCACAGAAAACCTGAAAGTTCCAGCAGATAAGATAATAATAGATTCAACATCTAATGCTTTAGAATTTTCTGGGGAAAGTAGAGATGCTTTCCAGTTGATTATTGAAGAGGTAGCAAATAGATCTATACCAGAAAATGGAAATCCTGGTTATTTCTTTTACGAGACACAGGATGGATTTAATTTTAGATCAATTGATGATTTAATCGTACAAGATCCTGTTGCAGAATACTTCAAGACTGATGTATTGAGATCTGGTGTTGAAAATGATGAGAATAATTTCAAGATATCTTTAAAAAGTGATATTAAGGCAGGAGATATAATCACCGGTAAAAAATGTGGAGTATATGCAACTAAGAGAATATCTTTTGATCCAAAAACACAAAAATATGATGAAGAAATTTATACTTTATCAAACGATAAATTGATAAAATCTTTGGGAAAGAGTATTGAAATACCTGACGTAGATTTTTCTACTTATACAAGAACACTTTATAGTACTATAGATCTTGGTTCATATAGTGCTAATGTGAAAAGTGAAGTCAATAATGATCCTAAAAGATGGCAGGCACAATCAATATCTAGATATAATATGCTGTTTAATCAGATAGTTCAAATTCAGGTTCCCTGCAATACAAATTTAAGAGCAGGAGATACTATTATCTGTAGATTTGAAACTATTACACAGGATAAAAAAGATCCCACTGGAGGAAATCCAGATAAATATTTGATCTTAAATTTGTGTCATCATTTTGATTCTTTGAGATCTTTTACTTCTATGACTATAGTTCGTGATTCTTATGGTTCTTACACAAATAAAAACAAACGATGAGAAGTAAATTAGGAACTATTAATACTAGAGGACCTTTTGAAGCACAAGTTGCTCCTGGACAGAATCAATATGTAAAGGGTGCAACATGGGACGACGCATGGGGATCAAGAGTAAAAATTAGAATACCAGCAATACATACACCAACAGAACCAAAAGATCAAGATTTGCCTTGGGCAATTGTTGTAAAACCAACAAGCTCTGGTGGATTGAACAGTCAGTCTTGTGGATTGTGGGGCGGAGAATGGGTTATTGCACAATACATTGGAGATCAATTGTATATTATCGGAACATTAGATAAAAACACTTCAGAATTTGATGTAAGGGGATCGGTAAATGGTTCTACGAGTTTCCAGAGAGTGGATAGATATAATTCTGGGTTAAAACCAGCACCAACTCAAATTATTGGTAGTTCTGAAAAACCCACTACTCCTGTCCAACCAACAAAAGAAGAAATACAAGAAGCAGTTAAAGATCCTGAACCAGATCCAAATAATCCAAATGCCGATGTTCCTCCTAGTGTGAGATTTAGTGGTAATGCTCAGTATGCTATCATTGGCGAAGATGGGAAAACTGAGTATCAAAGAGATCTTGAAAAATTAGGAGAAACTCCAGAGAGAGCAGCAGAAATAGCGGCAGAACAGAGAAGAGTGGTATTAGGTCAATAAATATCAACACGAGGAGGTAAAGAAGAATGGAAAATGTTTTATTAATATATGGTGAAAATGGATATGTAAGAATTGATGACGTTTGGTATGCTCAAATTAATGGAAGACTAGAACCAAGAGGTGAATCTAATAAGAGGTTATTCACAGATGCCTCTTTAAATCAACTAGCAGAAAAAGAAGGAATTAAACTCCCAGAAGGAAGCTATGAGGTTCCGGGAGGACAGGCACAACAAGCACCAGCACCAGCACCAGCAGCAGCACAAGCACAAAAACCAGGAGCAGCAGTAATAGTATCAGATCCAACTGCAGCAGAATCACCACCTCTAAATGGTTTCCCTGATAATACTCTTAATATTCTTTTTGATGGTCAGCAAAAGGTTATTGAAGGGTTGGGTGTTATTGGCACTGACAGTGCGGGTAATAAAGTAGTCAATCAAACTGCACTTGACAACTTATCTGCGGATGAGAGGGAAATATATGATGCAGCAGTAAGAATACAAAACTCTATCTCTGTGGAGAGAGCAAGGAGAAAGGCACCAGATCAAGTCTGCAACACAAAACAAACGTCAAAGGGATGGTCATACGAAAACCCAAGCAAATGTGAAGAATATTTAAACTCAGTTGCTTTTCAAGAGGCTATTCAAAGATATAAAAAAGATATAGTACCGGCAGATCCTTGTGGAAAAGGAACTCTTTCCGCAATTAATACACAACTCCTTTCTTTTTTTAAGACATTAAAGAAAATTAAAAAATATGGAAATCTTTATGTCAATGGAACTCTTAATAACATAAGTCAATTAAGTAACTTAATTCGCAATACATCAAGTATAATTGCTTCTATTTTAAAAGTATTTGTTCAGAGATTGAGAAATTATTTGTTAGGAAAAATAAGAGCAGGAATACAGGATTTAATTGATAAACTTTTACCAACCGTTGCCAAATCATTAAAAAATACAATTATTCAAAAGGTAGTTGATAACATTTTTTGTAAATTCAAAGATATTGCGAAGGGATTGGTTCAAATGGTTGGAGACTTTCTCTTCGAACTGGTTGGAAAGATTGTCAATGTTCCCTTTTGCGCAGCGCAACAATTTTCTAATGCTATGCTTAACAAATTGGGAGCAGATATTGATAGAGCGATTAGTCCAATATTAAGTCAAATCAATGATGTTTTAGGTCCAGTTACTAAAGTTGTTGGATCTGTTTTTCAAGCAATCGATTTTGTTCTTGGATTTGAATCTTTCTTGTGTGAAAAACCAAATTGTCCAGATGTAAAGAGTTTTGTAGGTGACCCTAGAAAAGACGGTCCTAGTCAAAGAGAAATTGATAATTTCAACAATTTTATACCATCATCTGGTGATATTGTTGAAGGTGCAACTGGATGGACAAAAGATCTGCCAATTTTTGGTGGAACATTAGGGCAATATGATGGAACTTTACCAGATAGTGTCACTAGTTGTGATACTTCGGCGTTTAAGTGTGGTCCACCGACTGTTGAAATATTCGGAGGCGGCGGCGCTGGTGCAATCGGAAATGCAGTTGTGAATCGGGTGGGACAAATAGTAGGTGTAGATTTGGTCTGGGGAGGATCAAATTATAGCAGTCCTCCATTCGTCTCATTCGTAGACAATTGTGAAAATGGAAACTATGCCTCTGGATATGCGGTAATCGATAATAACGGTGCAGTTGTTGATATTGTGATGGTAAATAATGGTTCTGGATATCTAAGTCAACCATCTGGACTGGATGAATTTGATGAACCAGTAGAAATTGTTGAAACCGAAGGCGCATCTAATGACTACATTGTGTGTTTAACTGGATTTGATATTTTGTCCACTGGAATTGGATATAATGTTGAAGATACTGTTCAATTTACACCAGAAATTCCAAATGCTGATACATCAATTAAAATGACGGAAGTTGGTCAGATTTTAGAAATTCAATTATCAAATAAAGTTTGTGGAATTACAGAGATTCCAGAAGTCGAAATAAATAGTGTGAATGGATCTGGGGTTGAGATTAAACCTAAGTTTGAATTTGTAAATCTGAAAACTATTGATGATCCTACATCTATTGGAATTGAAAATAGAGAAATTATAACAGTTATCGATTGTGTAAGGTAAAATGGCATCTAAATCTCCAGAACATCTAGTATCAGAAAATCCTTATGGGATTATGTTTTTTGGTCCTGCTGGATCGGAAGATACAACCACAGAATATACTCTTCATACAAAATGTGGATATGATGAGACAGTAACTAAAGATGGAAATAGAGGAACTATTATACCAGGAACTTATCATGAACATGTTATAGGACAAAAACCGGGTGATAATAGAAAACAAAAAGAAAAGGAAAGTATATCACGATCAATAACAGTAGAAAATGGTGACATTTGCATTACGGCAGAAAATGGTAATATAAAACTCAAGGCAAAAAATGTTTATATAGAAACCACTGGTGATGGAAATGATGGATCTTTCATGGTTAGTGCAAATGAAGCAGTAACCATTACTGCTGGAGAGCAAATGACATTGGGAGGGGCAAAAATATGTCTTTCGAGTGCAGATGCAATAACTCTTAATGCCGATGGTTTCATTTATCTCTTATGTAAGGATATTCAAAAAGGTGGTCCATTCTCAAATCTTCCATTTATTCCAGGACCTTTAAAAGATTTGTTAGACGGAATAGCACTGAGTTGCAAGTAATAGGAGAAAAAAATGGCATTTGATACTTTTTCCACAGGAACACTAGAAGTTTTTAGTCCGATATTTGGAAGTTCTCTTAACATTCCAGTTGGATTCTTTGAACCTGGTAGTGCCTCAATACACAAACTTCATTGTGGCCAAGGAGCAGTGGCGGCTCCATTTTCTGCATCATTAGTTGTTGGACCAAGTGCAACTTCACCATTATCAATGAACACTATTGGACTGAATAATCATCTTGGTATAAGAAACATTTTTGGTTCTGATATTAAAATTGGATCCAATATAAGTCTTGGAGCACTTGATATATCTTATAATGCTGTAGGCACAGAATTAAATGGTCTCAAGGGAGCAGTTGTTCCCGAGTGGAGTGCCACTACACCGAAATTTACCGCAAGTGCATTTAGAGTTGATGAAAACTCTCCGGACGGAAATTTAAATGGATTTTGGAAATATAATAATACCTTTATTTCAGTTGGACCACATACATCGGATATAAGACTCAAGAAAAATATTGAACCACTTACCAATGGTCTGGATAAAATACTCAAATTAAATCCTGTAACATTTGATTGGGATGAAGAGATTGTTCCAGATCTTGCCGAAAAATATCCACATATGGTTGGATTAATTGCACAGGAAGTTGAAAAAATTGTTCCAGAAATCGTTTGTAAAACGATGGTAAATAGTATTCAAGACGGCAAAGAAAAAGGTAGATCTTATAAAAGAGTCCTTTATGAAAACTTAGTTGCCCATTTAATTGATGGAATGAAAGAACAACAAAAACAAATTGAAGAACTAAAACAAAGAATAACTGAATTGGAGAAATAAAAATGGATGAAGGTTTAAAAAATCGTGTTATTAAAATTCTTGAAGATGAACAGAATCAACTAGATGGTGTATATGATCCTCAAAGTGATGTTTCTGCTCCAAGTAAAGTAACAAATGTAACTGTTACTCCAAATGATGATGGAACTTGGAATAAAACTGAAAAAGAAGAAGATAGTGGTCTTTATGATGAATCTGTAGTTGGAAAGGTTGAACAGCAGTTTGAAGATGATGCACAAACGCTTCAAGAATTTTGTGCGATTCTTGACAATCAAATTATTTCTTTTAATGCACAAATTAATACTCTCAAAGAGCAAGTAATCACTCTTTCCACAGAGGCAATAGCAAGGAATTGTTGGGCGGGAATTGCATATTCAACAACGACTTCTGGTGGAATAACAACAAATACTGGAATTGGATCCACAACACAAAACTTTGGAAATGATTTTTCCTATCAAGAAGATAGAGATGGTCTAAAAATATTCCAAAAAATGGCTGGACCAAATCAAGACCTTTCTGCAGATAATCCATTTGATCCAGATGATACGGTTACTCTTTCGGCATCATACTCTGGTTATGGATATGAAAATGAAAGACAAGATGATGGAGGATCTGTTGTTGGAACTGCAAGAACTAATGTCTCCCTAACAGCATCGGATCATTCTGGACCAAGAAATGTTGGTGCATTTAGAGCTTATGCTGGTGTTGGAACAGCACCATATGCAACGGATACTTCCTTAACGGGAACTGCTGGTCAAAATAGGTGTGTTGCAATTGCTAGTTCAATTACAAGTTTATTGAGTCAAATAGATACTTTAAGAGCACAAAGAGAGGCAGCAGTTAGTAGAACAAACTTAAACTCCATAAAAAGTTCCAAAAAAGAAAAAGAATTACAGAACTGGGGATCTAAGAATCTAAGAAAAAAAGTTGAAGCAAGAAAAACTAAAAATTCATCTGTAATTTCTGCCATTAATAATATTTGACCAGTTTCCTGACTGGCACAGTTGACACCTGACTCCAGATGCCCTATAATACTGGGGTAATCAACGGAACACCCAATGGGCACCGCACAAGAATCTGTTCTCGGCATCGTTATTGACGTTTGCACTCGCTCTTTCCTTCTGCTCAGCGATGAAGGCAACGAAAAGATGGTAAACTGTGATACCGTCCAAGAGTTTATGAATGTCCTGGAAGTTGTGACTGCTAACCTTAATGAAGACCAGATTGAGTATGCTGATCTTGCTATTCAGGGAGAAGAG